CCCATACCGCCAAGAACCTTTGCCCGTAAGTCTATATAGAGATTTGGCCCAGACGCCGGTGTTATTGAATATCCGCGCACTAAAACGCCGTTTTGATTGATTGTTGCGACTGGATAGCGTACTTGCGGGTAGCCGTATGTCCAAGAAGATTCAATAGTTCCTTGAATGTTGGCACCGTCTTTATCCCAAGAACCTATTTTAGTACCAGATTTGTCATATACTTCCAGAAGACCGTTTGCATCATTTAATCCACCCAGCTTTAATGTACCGCCTTGTATGTAAGTAGCATTAATATATAACAAGCCGTCTTTTAAGTATATACCCTGTATCTGCCCATTATTAGTAAGTCGATTAAAAACTTCTTGTTGGGTTAGTGCGTTATTTAAAGCCGTTACTGCGGAATCATCTGTGTATTTAGATGCTTTTTCCCATTCAGAAGCAGTATAACTACCAGATGCTCTTGACGTTTTACACCGCATGATGTCGCCAGTAGAGCCTTGTACCCATAAGTCTCCTTCATCATACGGCGGTGTTGGTTGTGTAATAAATACCCTTGCTTTACCATCAATCTTGTCGAATACTTCGTTTGGAACATTTTGCTGTTGCCAGATACTTCCGCTATATCTATATGTTTTTCCTGTAGATGTGTTATACCATAAATCGCCTTCATGGATTATTTTTTCTTCAGCTGACCAATTAGTTGATGGGTCATTATCTTGATAAAATGTTTCTGCTTTACCATCAACTTGTGTCTGTAAGCTGTCTGCATAAGATTTTAAAGTGTCAATCTTAGCGTCAAAGTCCTCAGGTGCGGGATTCCACGCACTGGCCTTGTTACCACTTTCAAGTTGCATACCGCATATAATAATAGATGCGTCATTAATACTTGCTCCAAAGAATACATTTGCGCCTGTATCAGCAACATAAGCAGATGTTGTCTTCGCAGTAAACGTATACGAGTATCGTTTCCATTCACTTGTTACATCTATTCTGGTACCACTATATGAAGAGATACCACAGAACATAAATAATTGACCGGAGCCTTTAGCGTAACAAGAAATTGTATATTGTTGTTCGCCGATTATTTTAATTCTATTTTGCCCAATAGCTACTGATTGACCAAAAGCAGTACTTGATACACTAGTTACATCAATCTGCCAGCCATTAACAATGCTCTTATCTGGACAATCAGTAATATCAACATGTGTTATTGTGCCTGTTCCATCGCCAGCTTTTCTCCATGTTCTGTCTGCCCAGTACCCAGTCGCAGTCAGCTGTGTTGTACTATTTGTGCCTGTGAGTTTATTTTTTCCACCAATCTCAAGTTCTGCAACCGCAGAACTGTCTGATACAGCAACCCATGAGGAACCGCTCCAACGATACAGCTTGTTGTTATCATCTGTGTCAATCCAGAGGTCGCCTTTGTCTGTTGCTGTGGGTTGGTCTGCCTGAGCGAAAGTGACTATCTTACCATCCGCTGTAGTTTGGGCATTGGATGCCGCAGTCAGTGCAGATTGGATAGCCGCATCCTGTATGGATATCCACGATGACCCATTCCACCGATGCAGGCTATTGCCATCGTCTGTATCTATCCAGAGGTCGCCTGTTGCCGTAGCAGTCGGCTGAGATGCCTGATAAAATGTTGTGACCTTCTTACTAATTGCTGTATTAGTACTCGTGACAAAGCTAGCATACGTGCCATCCCTAAACGCCGTAAAAGCACTGTCATCTGTATATTTGGATGCTTTATCCCAATCATTAGCAGAATAACTATCAGTATCAGTTTTCGCAATTTTACATTTTAATATTTCACCAGTAGACCCTTGTACCCATAAATCACCTACATCATACGGCGGTGTTGGTGTTACTACGAATATTCGTTTTTTACGGTCTGCGGTTTCTTGTGCTTTGTATGCAGTTTGTATAGCTTTTGTAATTTGTGAATCTTCTATTAATTTCCATTCCCACGTACCACTAGAATTTTTCATAAAACGATACGCATAACCAGTACTTTCCCAGTAAAACACATCGCCTTCATGTGATTTTTTATCCGATTCAGTTGTCCAATTAGATGCTGGGAAATTAGTGAGTTCAGGTTTATAGTCGTAATACCAAGATTCAATTTGACCGTCAATCTGGTCTTGTAAATTAGCTACAATAGCATTAACTTCTGCACTATAACTATTAATCTGACTATCAGTGTATGAATTTGCACTTGTAACAGCGTTATTTGTTGCTGTGCTTATTGCATCTTGTTTTGCTGTATCTGTATATGAATTTGCGTTCTGTAGTGCATCATTAGCTTTTCCTTGAGCAATAGAATCTATTGTATCTCCGTTTGTTAATGAAAAACTAGTCGCATTAATTCTAACTTCACCAGTTGCGGCATTAACGTAAAGAGTTTCTTTATTATCTTTTGTAATGATTAATTCTCCGCCAACACCCCAGTCAAAATTGATTCCTATTGTACGCATGATACTGGCAATTAAATTACCATTAACTTCAAGACCATACCAAGTTGGATGTTCATCAGTACCATTAGATGTAACAGTAATACCAACGTTACTAATTACAATCTGAATATCAGATTCGGATAATTGTGGTTTATTATGATAATATGTTATTACAGAACCGTCTTGCTGTGTAACCTTTGTTTTATGTAATCCGCTAGCATTTTCAACTCTATCAGATAAATCAGCAAGTGCGGCACTATAGGTTTCCCGTTGCTGACGTAACTGTTTTCTCATTGCAACATAAGATTTCGTCTGACTACTAAATCTTACTGCTGAATTTCTAGCAACTTGGGCCGCACCGCATACAATTTCTTGTAAAGCTGTTGGTGAAAAAGTTGCTCTGGTAACAAGTATCGGATGCTCAACACCTTTAGAGTCCCAAATTAATGCTACATCACCAGCTTCTATAATTGGGTTACCTAAAGTTTCAATATTACATTTTCTAAATCGTAATCCTATTAGTTGAGTAGATAACCAATTTAATACCGTACTCATGTTTTCAACGGTTATAAACTTGTTATCTTCTATTTCAATTAAATAATCATCAGTACCCGCAGTAACTTGTACGATGTCTTCATCTACCTCTGGGTCATCTATATCTACAGAAATTCTAACTCCTGTAATAACTACATCATCAACACCGAGTGATTGAGAACGTAATGCATTAATATAATGTACTTTATCAGAAACTTGAAAACTTCCGCCGTCAATAATTGTACCTGACCAATCTGTAAATGAGCCACCATCAACAACATTACCTGCTGTCCACGGGTTAAATGTACCGCCATCATATTCTGTATTATATGCTTCTAATGATGTAACATCAAACCACGAAAATTCAAGTTCGCCCACTGTATTACATCGTGCAAAACATCCAGCAATAGTAGCGGCCCACCCAATAACTTCTCTGAATGTTGTACTTTCTTCACTCGGTCGGGTTGCAACATTGAATGTATTATGTGGAAAATTTAAAGAATTAGTAGCCAATGTAACGTCACAAACATTACAAGCATCACGTACAATATCTAATAATGTTGCAGGATACGTAAGGGAACTTTCACTATACGGTCTATCGAACTGAGCCATATTATCAAGTAATGATAAAGTTATAGTAACATCACCATAAACAGCATCATCAACTGTAAATATGCCACGTTTAAATTCTTCAATAGTATTATTAAGATTAAGCCCTATATAGACTGTAATAACAGCATTTTTAAATTCATAATCGGAATATACATTATCATTATTATATAAAATAACATCACAAGCATTGATAATCGTGGAACCTAAAGCTGTAAAATCTTCATCATCAGAAACAGCATCATCGACCAATAAGCCGTTACTCATAATGTTGTCGTTTTCAACTTCAAGTTTCGTACCATCTTGTAATGTTATTGATAATCGTATAAGGAAATTATTGTTGCCGTTAAATACACTTCGTTTGAAGTCTGTTGAAACATTAATCATATAAACTCCTTATATTTCGATAAATGTTAAATTTATATCTCCCCATTGCTTATCGAGTTTTAACCCTCTTAATTTGCAATCACGCTTACCAATATAAAATTTCTTAGTAATAAATTTATTTGGAAATTTTGGGTCGATGTGAGTAAACATTACCTGTGTCTTACCGTGTACAGCGTTCATAATAAGTGCTGTATCTTCCCACGATAACTTTTTCCACACACACGGATAAGTATCTTTGACTGCTACAACATCTTTGTGCATAACGCCATCAAGCGTTCTGCCCGTCCTTTCGCTCGATAAATCTTCTTCACTGTATCCGTATTCATGAGGGGTGGGTATTGCCACCCCATCAATCTTAAACGGTTGATATTCTGCCATATCAATCACCTCTTATATAAACATTATAACACAACTGGATTATAACGTCTATTTAATTTTTTATTTCCTCGGTTTGCACTTCTTGCTACTTGCTCATCCCCTAAACGAACATCAAAATCTTTATCATTTATAGCTTCAATAATTTCTTGTAAATCATCCCGAGTAACCATATCTGCACTTAATTCACGTACAATGTCGATTAACTTAGAAATTGTAGTTGCACTAGAATTAGACGAGTTACCAACTGAATACGGAGCAACTTGACCAAGTGCAATACCTGGAATTGCTAACTGTAACGATTCTCCGAGTTTTTCAAGTGTAGATATTAACATACTAAACTCAGCAACAATATTATCTGAAAAACCGGTCAATACATTATCCATACTAGAATTAAGATTTTCAAGTGAATCATCAAACACAAGTGCGGGATTTGTATCCTCTGCGTTTTCAATTAACTCACCAGTAATATTGGACATCGCATCTAGTACTCTGCCACCGGTTGTTTCAATTCCGTTCGACATACCTGCGGTAATCATGTTACCAATATACATGAACTTCTTTGACGGAGAGTGAATACCTAATGCCCACTTTGCCGCATTATAAGCACTTAATGCGACCATTTTTGCTGTCGATGTTAATCTACTCCATCCATTATACAAACCGCTTTGAACACCGCTTATAATATTTGAACCAACGCCTTCCCAGTAACCACTTTTCAGAGCATCTTCTATACTCGACCGCAAATTAGATATATTTTTTATTACATCATATTTCTTGTTATTCACGCCACTTTGTAAATCGGACATTATAGACTTACCGAAGTTATTAAATAAGCCATTACTTTCTCCAATTCTGAGAGCATTTTTAAACGTATCGCTTATTTTACCTGCAACATCCTTTCGTAACCAGGCCGTAGTATTATATGTGGTTGATGTCATACCAGCTTTTAAACCGTCAATAAGTGATGTACCGAATTTATTAAAAGTTGAAGAAGATGAGCCGTTTATGCCCCAATGTGATTTTACAAATCCGCTTATTTTATCAGTAATATTAGTTGTTACCCATCTGCTCATACCATTAGTGACACCAGAAATACCACCTTGTAAATCAGAAATGAGACCTTTACCTATGTTATTAAACGATGAGTTACTCTTACCTAAACCAAATGCAGATTTTACTCCATCTGATATGGGTTTAAATATGTGGTCAGTAATCCATGTTGGTATTGATGTCATTTTATCAAGAATACCTTGTAATAAACCTTCAATAACGTTTTCGCCCAGCGGTTTCATTTCTTTTGATGGCGAATGTATACCAAACGCAGCTTTAACGCCCTCTATAAACGGAGTAACTATATTATCAACAATCCACGTGTCAATATTTTTGAGTGCATCAAGTATACCATCTTTTCCGCCTTCAATAATATCTGCGGCAACCTTAAAAACGGCTGTTAATATACTAGAGCCCGCATCAACTAATGTTTTAAACTCAGCGGCTAATATTTCACCAAGTGCATGAACAGTTCCTGCCCAATCGAAACCTGTAAGAAATTCTGAAATAGCTGTTACGATTTTACCAGGAATTTCATCCCAGTTTATTGTTTCTATAACACCAGCAAAGAATTGCCAGAGTGAAATAAAACAGTTTGAAATAAATTCGCCAAAAGCAGACCAATTAAAGTTACCAAGGAATGATGCAATCGTAGTTACAACTTTTTTACCAAGTTCTTTCCAGTCGATTCTTTCAATGAAACCGTTCAGTGCTTCAAAAAGACCGCTTATAGTTTTTGCTACATTTGCCGCACCCTTTGCCCAATCAATACCGTTTATAGCACCTGATACTTTACCACCGATTACACTACCAAATGACTTAAAATCAAACGTGGAAACAAAATCGTATGTTCTATTTATAAGTCCATTTATTATACCGATAAGTAAACTGCCAAGAGTGTCCCATTTGAAGGTACCAATACCGTTTGATAATCCAGTTCCAATAGCAGAAGCTAACTCACTCCATTTTACTGTATTCACAAACGATACAAGGCCAAGCAATATAGCATTGAATTTATTAACTATAGTAGTAAATATTCCAGTCCATACCGCTGGGTCAGTGAATCCGTTATTAATAAATTCTGCGATACCTTTACCTAAGTTTGAGAATGTTCTAAAGATTAAGGTCCAGTCAATGTTCTGAGTGATGCCTAAAATACCATCGTGTATAGCTTTACCAAGACTATTCCAGTGAAAATTTCTAATAAACGAATCGAAAAATTCAAACGCAGAATTTATACCCTCTGCAAGTGTTTTACCGATTTCTGTAAATAATCCCGGTACTTCTAAGAAACCATTTAAGAATGTAGCTATAGACTTTGCTATCTTTCGCAGTACTTCTTTTATCTTTGCCCATGGAATACTTTCAAGGGCCGCTTTTAATTTTTCACCAACGATTCTACCAATTTCTGTAAAATCTGCATTTTTCCACGCTTGAAGCAATTTAGCGGCAAAATCCTTAACAGAACTATTAATATTACCACCAGTAAAACCTGGACTCGCCGCTCCGCTACCACCACCGCCGCCACTGCTCGGACTTGTGTCATCGTTTTTGTCTTCATTAAGAATTTCGACATCATCAAATCCTGCAAGGGTACGCTGTAATTCTTTTGCCTTTTTGTTCTGGTCAGACGTTGCTTTACTAGCGGCTTTTGCACTCTTGGCAGTTCCAGCTACAGATTCAGCATAGTTTTTTTGAACTGGCACTGCCATTACAAACTCTTTACCTGTAAGCAATGCGATAAGCATACCAACTTTACTTACAGCGTCTGCTACCATGTTAATAAACATTGTAAGTGCCGGTGCCACGGTTTCAATAATAGGGGCAAACGCACTAGCAAGGCTATTTCGTAAATAACCAAGCGATGTCATAATACTAGAAACGGCTTGATTAAATGGTTCATGTGCTTGTGCTAAATCACCAAAACCATCAATAATGGCACTTCGTATTTTTCTAAAAAGGAAGAAAAACGAACGAACACCAAATGCGTACTTGATAAACGTTTTAAATCCCTTATCAAGAATACTATTATTTCTGCTAGAATGTTTTGATACTCCACTTATAGCATTGCCAAGGTTTTTAAGACCGCCTATTATAGCACCACTTGCCATCTTAGCAAGGTTAGTTGCCGCTTTCTTTGCTAAATTTGCGATTGTAGTTAAGCTAGCCTTTACTAATTTTAACGGACCGCTGAACGTAAGTTTAGCCAAATTTGTTGCGGCTTTCCCGGCTGTAGACGCAATACGAGAAAGTAGTCCGGGAGTTCCTTCTTCAGAATCTTCGCCTTCTGCTGAATCATTTAATTGTAAAAATCGTGCCATTATAGACATAAGCCGACCCATTGATTGATTAGCTTTATCTATACCGGGTATTTCACCAAAACCTCTTACTGCTTCTGTTGCTACTGTAGCCTCATTAGTTATTTCATTTAAAGATTGAAGTAACTCCTTCGCTTGTGTTGATTTAAGTCCAGACATAGTGTCTGCACCAGTTTTTTCCATTGCAGATAACTTTGCCTGTGCTGTTGCTCTAGTACGTTCAATAGCTTGATATTTAGCATTTTCAGCTTCAATTTGTGCTTCTAAATTTGCAAATTCTGGAGTATTTCTTCCAGACTCAAAATTCTTTCCTGTATCCTCTAATTCTTGAAGTTTCTGTTTGAGTTCACTAATTTTAATTTCAAGCGCCTCAGCATCGGCTTTCATCTTTTTAAATTTTTCACTTCTAGGTTTACCTGTCTTTGTCTTATCTATAAGTTTTTGCATACTAGCACGTAATCTTGTCAACGCATCTTCTGAATAAGATATTTCGGCTTTTAAGTCAGTATATTCTTGTGTCGGCACTTTTTGCTGTGCCAATTCTTGTTGTTTATCTATAAGTGTGTCAATTTTATTAGAAGTTTCAGTAAGCTGTCGATTGGCATTATCTACAATATCAAGCATTACCTCATAATCATGTGATGGTACACGAGTATCAGCAAGTTCATGTACCTCTGATAATGTGTCTTGTAGTTGTACTCTTAAATCTTTAAGGGTATCTAGTGCTTTACTAGTGTTTTTAGATAAATCTATGCCATCAGCATGTTTAAAAACAGCTTCAATTTCCTTATTTATTTTCTCTGCGGCTGCTATAACATTACCCGGTTCAAGGTTAGTAGTTAAGCCTATATCAGCATCATAAGTAGCCATAACCATCAACCTCCGCTATTCCAAATTTCTTTTGCAATCTTATCAGCTTCTTTCTCCTGCATTGAACGACTATTCCAAACAAAATATTGAGGATTATTTCGTCTGAACTGTTGCTCATATTTCTCCAGTTTCTTATTGCTTAATATCTTGTTACGTATGCCTAAAATCGTAGAAAGAGGAGAATCACCTATTGCTATATAATATCCCATAAATGTCCACCAATGTATATACTTCTCACTACGAATTTCCTTATTCGCTACTTTATTAATTGCGGAACATACAAGTTGTGAATCTTGTTCCCAATCTATAATAGAATGATTAACTTTTGTTCCCATACTTTCATTTCCACAATTAAAAAATTTGAACATTTCGGAAACTAATTTACTTAAATCATCTATATTATAAACATCTTCGATAGAATTAAAATCCTCATAAAAAATAATGAGACTAGCAAGCAACCTCTCAGACGCTTCAAGTTCCTCGTCTTCAAGGGCTTTAAAGCAGTCTAGTATCACTCGGTAGTCTCCATTATTTCTTATTTGAAATATTCTACCGTCTATGGTAATTGAGGTAGGTATTTCATACATATTTTTATTTTCCCGTATACTTAGATGTGTGTTTATTGATACGTGTTGACATTTTCTGCATTTCAGATGATAAGTCAGTCTCATAAAGATTGGACAGCGTATTAATTATATGCTCAAATCTAAATTCACCGTTAACTGGGTCGTATATGGAACCAAAGGGGGCACAAATATCGGCAACTTTAGAATCAAATATGTAATCAATCAGGTCCCTCATCTTCTTATCAATGTCCTGAAGAATATTGATAACATCGTTCAATTCTGGTGAATCATAAATATCATCTCTATCAGCGATGTTGGTATCCGGCCACTTATTAACTGCTTCTTGTGTAAACGATACAAGTTTCGGATATGCTTCTTTCAGTCTGGACAAAATGTTCAGGTCTGACGTATTTAATTCAATGATTCGGTTATCGTCACCATCAATTCTAATACGTTTTTTCCGTATCGCTGATAGAGAAATATCTACAACATCATTCGTAACAGGTTTCTTTGTAGCCATTTTTATTTCCTCCTTTTAATTTAATTAACCGCCGATTGTACCGCTTGTAGCTGTAAACTCAAAGTCATCGGCAAGTTTATTTACAGTACCGAGTGTAATGTTATTACTAAAGTAAACAGAAATCGGGAAGTTTACATTAGAATCACCGCCGATGCTGTTGTAAGTAATCGTACAACCAGTATGCTTTTCTGCGGCATAACCGCCAGACGCATCACCAACAAACGCTGTGATGATATAAACTGTAAACTGGCTCAGTTCAGAAAGTGCATTTCTACGTCTAATGTCATTCAGTTTAGCACCAAGTTTAGAACCGCCGAGAATCAGATACGGATCAAAATCCTGTTGCGGCTGAGTTCTGTTAAGGTCGGTATAGTTAATACCCAGAATATCAGTTGTAGTTTCAATGTCCGGATTATACTCGATACTAGAATCTTCAGTACGAGTACCGAGAATTTCTCTAGTGGGAGTAGAGCCGGAACCTTCGGTCCACTCCGCAACTGTGATAAGCAGTTTTCTTTCCGCTCTTTGACCAGCATCAAGATTAAATTGCTGTACAGCCATGTTTCATTACCTCCATATTTTTTTACTTATATCCAAGTATTCAACTTGGAAAGTTACATTATATACTGCAAGATTTGGAGAAACTTCAGTGTCAATACCACTAAATATCGGATTCAATGTAGTAGGTTTAATCGACTGTACAATACAGTTTTCTCCAAAATTCGGAAAATTTTTCAGTTCGTTCTGGTCTGTCACCCAATCAATAAGGGCTTGAATATCTGCTAAATCAACTATATTTTCATTAGTATATCCAATTACTTTTGCAACAGCATTGGGTGACACAGAACGAAACATTATTATGGTAAAATTATATAACTTTAATTCTGAACCATCTATATACGTTTTATTGGCATATATATCGTTAGAATCAGTTAAAATTTGTGTGGTAGAATCTTCAGCCTGTATAAAGTTAAAGTACAGCGGACTATCTTGAATCTGCGGACAAGTTAAAAAATAATTTACAATCTGTTCATTTTTGTCCATTATATATCTAACTCCTTCGCTTTTCGTTTTAACATAGCTGTAACTGAGATACTATATGCTCTAAGTCCGCCATTTTTCATAGCCATATCAAGCCAATGATGCCCTGTATCTGGCTCAGTATATCCAAACCTAACAAGAATCGGTTCTGTGTTATATTGTTTACCAAAACGTGGTTTTAACAATCGTTCCCCTGGATTTTCACCCAAAGTTCGTCCCATTTTATGTTTTGACTTAGACGTTCTCCATTCCCAAGTAGATGGAGATGTATATCCAACCCAGTTTGGTCCATATACTTCACCTTCGTATTGATAACGAGCATAGGGAGTTTCCCACCGTACAGATTGAGGATATGCGTGCATAGACAAGCGTAAATCGCCAGATTTCTTGGGCACATAAATATTACAACGCTCTCCTAAAAGTCGGTGAACTTCTCGATTAACTTCCTTATTATTTAAAAGTTTTAATAATCTACGCTGTAATTTAGTCCCACTTAGTGGACTACTTACTCGTATGTGACCAGAATCTTTATGTGCCATATCATATACCTCTTACGTAATAATGCTCATTACCTCGTCCTCCGCCTGTGTTATCAGCAAATTCTTCAATCTGCATACAGCCTTGAAGTGCTTTATATTTCTTTAATAAATCAGTCGAACGTTTTTTAGATTGGTATTCATTGATTTCATCAGTGACTTCATCTTTAATAATTATATCGCCTTGTCCTAGAGTGAAATAATTAGGCATGTCATCATTGGGTTTTTGTTGCCAAATATGTTTAGGTAAATATTCTGTGTATACTGGAATTCGGCATATAATATTCTTAGTATCAAGTACTGTTTTATCAATAGTAATTTTATTTCCGCTTTGTTGCCAAAAACAATTATGCACTACGTGTCTATACCATGTAACGACATTTGTTATCGGGTCTTCGAATCTGTTGTAAATTGTAATTGTAGTATTCCACCATTTAGGATAATTATTCATTCGGATATATACCTCTATATAATAATTTATGTCCTAAAGAATTTTTAACACCATTTAAATACATTCTTACAACATCTTCCGTTTCTTTTTTTATGGTATCGACAGCTTCTTGTGCTGACAATGTGTTATATGTCGTTGATACACCGTCATTAGATTCACTCACAATGCCGGGATTTGTTGTTGTAGTTGAAAAATTATCGTTATCTATGGATACGGATTCTGCAATAATTTTATTATTAATAAGATTTATCAGCTTATATACACATCGTTTAACTGCTTCTGGAAACTCAGTTTCATTTTTTAATCTATTAAACGTCCAATAATCTATTATTGCACAGGCTTCAAACTCTAATTCATCAAAGGCGGTTTCATCTAATGTACCACCCATCTGTTGATAGTCATAATATTCTAAATACATTAAACATCACCGCCTTTGTAATTATACTATATTAACCAAGAGAGATAATTCTTGCAATCGGAATAGCTTTGATGTTGATATACTTCTTGTTTGTACCACCGGTATTTACAAGTTCCCAGTTATCGCCATCAGACAGTTCTGCATCTGTCGGGGACAGTGTAGACATATTAGCTTTGGTAAAGGAAATACCATACGGAGCAAAGCACTTTCTCTGTCTGTTGTACAGTGTATCTTGACCACCATTAGTCTTCGGGTCACGGCTCATCTCAGCCGGTACTTTAGCACCGCAGTTAGTGTACTCAATAGCACCATCACCAAACAGATAAGTTACATACATACTAGCGCCTTCGCCTGTCTTTTCATAGTAGTTAGCGATAGCATCTTCATTAGGATTAACAACTACAGTATAAGTGTAGTTACCAGTTTTGCCAGTACGAGTGTAGTAAGTTTTGCCTGCCTGAACAGCGGTATCACTTGTCTTAGAGAATGTAGCTGTGCCTTCGTCTTCAATCATCGGCATACTATCATCAATGATAACAAGTCTGCCGTTAAGAGTAGCCATACCAGTTTCTCTTTCCATACCGTTTGCATCATTATACTTCAGATAGGTAAGAATCTTCATGTTTTCAAGATTCGTAGCAACTGCGGAGTGCATAATAGCAAGTGTAAATCTGCCCTTATGGTCGCCAGATGCTTTCTGAATAGCAGTATTCAGAGTAGTGCCATCCATAAAACCGACTTTGCCTTCACTATTTGTAAGTGCATGGACATCGTGAGTATGCTCAGTAACAAATCTAGCACCTTCTGCATCTGTCATGCTGAATACACCAGTAAGAATAGATACAAGCGTAGCTTGGTCAATTTCATCCCAATATTCAGCAACCTGCTGTGCTACGTTCTCCATGAAATCAACACCACCGGTGATGTCATAGGAGAAGTCCTTCTCAGTCCAGGCATTTGCACGACCAACAACGACACGAGAATGGCTGAAAGTCTGGGTTGTCTTAGACGTAATATCGGTTACGCCATCGTAGTTGAGCGGAACAGAACCACTAATAAGACCTTTCAGCGGAGTAGTAAGATAGTTACCACCAACCTGGTCTGCCATTGCACCTGCAAGGTCCTGTCTGGAAACAACTGCTCTGGATTTAATAAGTTCATTAAGTTTCAGATTCGGTACTCTATCAACGTACCTTTGGAAAACTTCGCCGTTAAAAATTTTACTATCAAATTGCGGCATGTTTTATACCTCCATTAAAAATCAATAGTTGCGTCCGGATTCTCATTCTTCATCTTCATCATTTCCGATAAAGTGAGTTTAGCTTCGGGCTTTGGTTTTTGTGTACCTTGTGTAAATTGCGGTTTCGGGTCTTCAGGTTTTTTAAACGCATCACTATTATCCTGTGAATACATCTGTACAAAATCTTCTGCCCCAATAATTTTACCGTCTTCGAACTGGAGTTTCTTTGCAATCATAGACTGTACAAAGTCCCTCTTTGCGGCTTTACTTGTAAACTCTTTACTGTTAGCAAAATCCTTGACTGCAAATTCATATGCTTGCTGTGACAACTGAGCCGCATATGCTTTCGTTTCTTTGTCGTACTTTTTCTGCAAATCAGATAAATCTCTTGAAGCCTTTTTAAGTTCTTCAATATCGCCTGCATCTTTCAATGTTGTCTGCAACGCTTTTAAATCGTTATCTCTGGTTGCTATAGTGTCATTTAATTGTGTAATAGTAGTATCACGCTGACCAATTTCGTGGTCATATTTCTGCTTAGACACATAACCGCCGTCATTCAAATCAACGAATTTAGCGTCACCCATAGCCGTTTGAAATTGCTCCCAAGTAAGCGTATTATTTTCGGCCTTGTCAAAAAGTTCCTTCACTGTCATGTTACATTTCTCCTTTACATTCTTTTATATCCGTTACTTTTATATCCGCATTACGGTTTGCGGCAGAATGTGCATTTCTTTAAATGTCTTTATGCTAGACCTTTTCCCGAAGGGGCACAAGCGAATACTTATGCCCCAGAGTAAGAAGGAAAATAAAATGAACCACCGAAAGCGATTTCACTTTCAATTAAATTATAATACATTTTACCACATTTGTAAATATCTAATTATTCAGACTGTTCAGTATTTTGCTTTTTATTAGGCTGATTATTCTGACTATTTTGACTACTCTGATTATTTTGATTATTTTCGTTGTCATCATCATTCTTATCTTTATTGAAATAAGTGGATTCCATCAATAATTCATTTTGTAAATTATCCATTCGTTCTTGACGAACTTTTTGAAGTGCTTCTCTAGCCTGTTGCTCTGTTTCACCGAAATACCACATACGGGTTTCAACTTGACTTGTGATGCCTTTATCTAATAATATAACACGTTTATTTGTTTCTTCATCTACATCAACGATAATACTATCATCCCATTCAAAGTTTATCTCATAATCACCTTCCGGAGTTATTTGATATAGCGTTGAATATACGTTCATAATGTATACAACAGTTCTAAGTGCCTCTTCAATAGCACTTTGGATTTCTGCATTGGACTGATAACTTCGCTGTTTAAGAATCTTTAATTCAGTGGCAGTTCTTGCAACCTCAGCACTATCAGAAAGTGCGCCCCTACTAATACCACACACGTCCTCAATTCTCATAAGAATCGTATTAAGACCGTCTATATAATTTCTATCACGTAATGAAGGTGCGAACGGATAATATGTGTTAGAATCAGAACCAAGGTCAAGTTTTCTATATAAACGATTCTGTAAATGATTAGGCACTGTTTGTATTTGTCCGTTTGGTAGAGTAACTTCTCTAAGTGCATCTCTATCAATATCAATAGCCATTTCACCGGCTTCATATTCCCAAAGCAGTCTGGAATACTGTAAGTCTGCATCTTTAATTAATGATACAGCACGGCTAAAGCCGGACACGCCAAGCGGGCTCGTTGTGTCAATCGTATTTGCATCTGGCATTTTAAAATATGCAAACAACGGTTGAGTGACGTTTTTAATGATTGTCTGTTCCTGTAAATCTTTCCATTCCGACACATCTGTTAACGGTATCTCTTCACCTAATTGAGAATCGTTAATAGTACTGCCTACTAAATTTTTGCTCTTATAGGCTTTATTTAAAACAGTGACAACATTATTTTCCCATTTATGATATTCAAGTCTTCGATAAATATATTCCTTTTCTGTCTTAGTTTGAATAAATGCGGCTTCAGTAATTTTTCCAGAGGCGTCAAATGCCAGCGGATAAAAAGAATCAGCTTGAACAAAGTCAAATTCGATTTCAATAGTAGGAGTAATATCTGAATCTACTCCAGTTTCAGTTTCGGCTTTATTAACAACAACATATGGTTTTATTACAAGACCGCCCTTAGCGATACCGTACTCAATCTGTTTTCTTAACTGTTTCTTTAGTTTTAAATACTGTTTATCAAGATAATCGGCTCTTTCTGGATTTCCTACTATCTTTGTTTCAGTAATAACTTTCGGTTCAGCTGAGGGAATTAAATTTCCCAAATCGTCTTTTTCTGGTCCTTTATAATCAGGATTATCAATCTCAACTTCTTCTATCGGTGCGGTTATTTTAGATTCAAATTCAAGCAATGCCATTCGTGCTTTTTCACTAGCAATCATGGCGGGTATGCCTAAGCTAACAACTCTGGTGGGGTCATCCTGTGTGGGTTCATGTACCCAATCTGGTTTACCTTTATACAAGTTTGTCCATAACTGTATTGCTTTTTCCATTTCTGGCGAAATGACATAAGTTACGTTTAATGCTTGTTCAATCGTTCTACTACCAATCATTGTACGTAATAACTCCTTTAATTTTGTTAAAACATTTCCTACTAATGTCATAGTTACCTCTTCTTATACTTACGCTTACTATAGCCACGCAATTTAGCAAGTTTCCATGCTTCTTCAAACGAATTTGCACGAACTGTTAACGCACCACGAGTTTTACTAAAGAATGTATATTCTTGTGTACCTGAACCTATAAATTCTCGTTGAGTGCCTGCTGTTGCACCTTTAAATTCACGAGGCGTTCCTGCATCATTTCTTCCAAAATATCCATTCGCAAATGTCGCACCTGAATATTTTCCACCCCGATTTCGTTTTACAGCCATTATATCGCCACCTTTGAACTAATCATTTTCTTAAACACGATATTACCACTTAACTCATTAGATAAATCTTTGCCATATAATAAGATTGTTTCTGGCATTAATTCAGCGAGTATTACATTCCACCACGCTCGTAAATAACTAAAATTTCCCCAACGACCTTCACCCATCGTTGATATAGCTATTGTACTATGTTTTGGAATACCTGTACAGAATACTTTAAATAAATCTGTATCTCCCATTGTAAATGTTGGTATAACTTTTATTCCGTGTTCTTGCCAATATCTACCACACCATCTATTTCTGTACACATTATATATCTGTAATGCTTTTGGCATATCAGCATACGGAGAAAAATCTGGTGATAAAACATATGCGAATTTCTTTAATACTTCAACATATCTGTCTGGATATTTCCACACCCGTTCAAACTGATAATCATGCAAAAAGAAATGAACACCTATATTTTCTGGGTGCTGTTCCTTTAAAGCAAAATTAAATCCTTGTATAGGTATATCTTTTAAATTATCTATATGTACAGGATACATTTCTGGAATATCATATTCACCAACACCATCAAATTGGGCATACGTTAGATTTAATATGTTCTGCTCCAATATTCGTGTTTGCATTTTGCCGCCATCATAGTTCATTTAATTTCCTCTCCTATTAGCATATTTCTCCATTGCATATCGTACAGCATCAATACTGTGGTTATTTTCATCTGGATATGCTGAAACGAAATTACCATCCTTATCTTGTTCGTATTCATATTGAGTAAACTCTTTAAATGTACATGGACATCTACGTTTATCAATATAAATATGTCTTAGACCTTGTAACCATTTGATTCCGTATCGTATACTATCGGGACCCTTTGCCGCTCCTCGTATATAAGCACCATAAACTTTAAAGTCAGCAATGGATTTTTCCTCTGCACTATCCGCTATTACAAGTTCGTCTGTTGATATTTTCTTTTCTTCCTCATACAGTATTTTAAATACTGTTTCATTTCTAGTTTTAAGTGTTCTGTACTCATCAAAGATATATAGGTCTAATCGACTTCTATCAAAATGACAGCGTACAAATTGAAACGGGTCACGAGCAAATCCCCAGTCAATGCCGTTATAAATGTGGTCAAATGTTTGCCATTTAGGAACAACGCCCGTAGTATTTCCGTATATATCGAATTTTGGTACAGGTTCATTCATATCCATATCACAAACATTCTGAAATACATCGCCACCTGTACCAATAGCAATACCCATATATTCATGCTCATATGCTCTTGGGTTTATTGCCTTAAGGTCTTCTGCCTCTTCTATAAACTGCGGGCCAAGCCAAGTTTCTGGAACATCAAGATATGTATTTCTAGTGACAAGTGTGTTATCTTGTCTGTATGCCTCACAATCTTCTGTATACTCGTTTGCCCAATTATTTTTACTAATGGGCGGGTTAAATGTTCTAAAATCCCAGAAGTATTTACCGCCACGCATTGTTGACTGTGTAACAGTACGTAATTCATTTTCTCCAGAGAACTGGTCAAGTTCCTCAAACCAAGTAACACCTATATATCCGAATGGAGGTTTAATAGATTTTACTTTCATTGGGTCATCAAGACCCATAAAATAAATCATTTGTCCAGTTGGTAAATATACAATAGGAGTACTATATGTTTTCGGTATTTTAAATAGTTTCTCAACTCCCATTTGATATATTCCCCAAACAACCTGAGAAAATATACTATTTTGAATTGTGTTCGCAACCTTTCTAAAACAGACTGCATGAACTTTTGGATTCTGCATTATTAGCATTGGCACACATATACCGCCGACAAACGATGACTTAGTACTTCCTCGACCACCGGGAAAAACGTAATGTGTATGACGATGCTTCAATATATCCATCAAAACATCGTCATACATAGGTATTATACAATCTTTCAGCGATATAGTGGCGCCTGTAAATGTTGGATTAGTCGCCAATTACTCACCGCCTTAATACTGTTTACAAATTACCCACAGCGCATTTGTGTCGTACTTTAATGTATTCGGGTCATGATAACCAGTGTTCTTTCCAGCTGGGTCACGTACATATAATTTGCCTGTTTCTGGGTCATAGTCAGTAACAGCTATAAAATGACCGCTGTATGTCCACTTATTATCTTTACCGCCGTTCTTCATGCCAACTGTTAATAAGATAGCCCAACATTCATGCTCTCGACTATTCTTAATAAAATCGAAGGCAAATTTCCACTCTTCATTTCCAGTATGTTCTGGGGTAAAGTATAGATATTGAAAACCATACTTTGTTAGGGTTCTTGAAATCCCTATACGTGTAGAACCGCCTTGAATAAAAAACTTATTAGAAGCCATCCAACTAGCAACTTTAGCCGGTGTTATATCTTTATCTACATTATAAACAATATCTGCTATTGCTGTAGGCCCACAGCCCGCATTTGCCATTGAAATGCCCTTAACTGTTCCCCAATCTTTTTGTAAAAATGTTTTACTCATTACCAAGTACCTCAATTAATTTTCTATGCGTATTTGGTCCTGCCCATCCGTCTATGTATAATTCGTAATCATACTGGAATTGTTTGACAACTTTCTCGGTTGCAGGACCATAACTTCCGTCAACTTTGATTTCATAGCCAAGTGTTTTCAGTGTACCCTGTAACCACGATACGTGAGCATTTTTAATTGTAGGACGTTTATAGAAAAGATAGTTAATTGTAATAGCGGCTTCAGTCATCTTACCAAATTTACCATCAACCGGTAACTTCAGATTATATGATGTATTTAAAGCTATCTGAAGTGCCTTTACATATTCTTCTTGCTCTGTTTCTACTCTGTCTTCGCCTACAGGTCTATTAATAATACGTTCATTGACTATATAATCTAAGTCTTCACGTTCTGCTGGTATACCGTCAACCTCACCGCTACTTGTATACTGCCATAAATCTACAGTATAATCATCAAGTTCTTCGTTATACCAAGCATACCATTTACTATAGCTGTTTAATAGTTCTTTATAGAAACGATTATTTTTATAGTCCTTGTTAAAATAGATGCCTGCTTGATACCCAGCTTTTTCTATTTCACTACAAAACGCATTAGTCATCTGGTTAAGTGTTGCATTTGACACTGCATGTCCCTGTCGTTTCGCATAAGCATCAGAATCATATTCAAAATCAAAGTATACAGGTAACTGTACACGATACGGCTTTATAAGTTCAAGACATTTCTTTGCTTCTTTCTTAGCCATATCTACAGTCCATGAATACGAAAACCAATAGATGCCGACTGGAATATCTGCTTTATTCGCTTGCTGTATATGTTCATAGAAGTACGGATCAACGTTTGTCATTCCATATCCAGCACGAATAATTACAGCAACATAGCCATCTTTTTTAACTTTATTAAAATCTACTTCTCTATCAAAGCAACTAATATCTACAGCTTTTTTCATTACTTGCCCTCGTTGAGTTCTTTAAGATATTCGTCTGCTAAAACGGCATGTCTTGTAAAACTGTTATTCTGCCACCATGCCCATACTGCCGCGCCAATGGTAATAATCAGTGTAACAAGTTGATACACTTGGTCTTCAGTTACTGGAAATGCTTCTTTGCCGCACACAGCAAGTGCTTGGTTTATAAGTGCGATAATAAGAACAATAGTTCTAATAATAGTATCTTTCTTTGCCCACATATTAATCATCCTCCTCATCACGATTCCAATTTAATGTAATAGCTACGTTTGCGTCTGCATTGCCTTTCGCTCTGTTTTCTACATCTATAGTACGTTTAGCAAGTTCTTGTGCCGCCCTCGTTCTTTCAGCAAGCGGAGCATCAAGTCCAAACTGGTCATTTAATTCTCCTCGCATAACTTTAGTAAAATATTCCATTACTTCATTTGCCGATGCTACAGTTTCTTTGTGCAGTTCTTCCATTACTCTATTCACCTCCGCTTTAAGATTTGGCTTAGTTAATAAGTTACGACCTATGGCCGCATATGCCGCATCAGAAGACGCAACATATCCAGCTTTTCTAACTGACGCCGCCATTTTCCCAGTTCTAATGTACTCTGTTAGAAAACGTTGTTCAGTTGGCGTTAAAGGAGTTTTTGCAGTTACCTTCTTTACTGGGTCTTTGATTTCGTGCGTGTCTTCTTTATACTGTTCTGCCAACCTTCTTTCACCTCATTCCACATCTTATTATCTGTAGGGGGTTCCCAGCCATTTTCCACATACCAATAATCACGTAAAAAAAGAATCGCTTGAATCAAACTATACGTTTTAAAGATTTCCTCAACCGATTCTTTGTTTTTTACTTTGTCCAGAGTTCTGCGTTTAATGTGATAAACAGTTACGGGCTTATTCTCTTTATCACTATACCATTGATTGGTAGTTACTAATACTTTAGCTTCAGAGTGCCGGTTAATAGCACTCTGAAGCGTGAACATGGTTTTCTTATAATTCATTATCTGCGTCTGCGCTTTCTTCGCCCGCCGCCTCCGCGTCTACGTTTAATTACCGTTATCTTTGCCATTATACAAATCTCCATTCATATCATTGCCAACGTAATTAGCGTTTCTGCTGTCGTTCTCTACAGTTACATACTCATCAACAGGCAAACTCAAATACCACAAGAATCCGCCTATTGTCGCAATTTCGATGCAAAGCATGATAACAAATGCTATAAACCATCGTTTAGCACTTGTTTTCAATTCTTTAAGAATCTCCATTGCTAATGTCGTGTCCTCGTTCATATAGGTACCCCCTTATATTTGTATTATATAACACACTTTAAAATTTGTAAATAGATTTTCTACCACCACTCCTCCTCTTCTTCATCTTCAATATCATCGTCTAGCCAACTATTCGGGTCTTCATACGCAAACGGCCCAGAACAATCGTAAATTGACCCTTCTTTGGGCTTATGCGCCAGCATCGCAAGACTATCAACGTCAATGAGCAAATCCGCCAAATCTGCAAGTAAATCTTCATATTCACTCTCTGTCCTAATCTCATAAATACGATTCAGAATATACTGACAATTAGGACAATTCTCATACAGCCAGTTCGCATAGCTTGATAAGTCATTGGCCCAACCTTCCATGTGCTGAGTATTATCAAACACATCGCCGTCGTTAAACCACTTATAAATTAATTTATTAACGGCGGTGCAGATTTGACTTGCGACCGTTTCGCCCTCGCCCATTTTCGGCATGTACATATTAATCAGTTCCTCATACTTGTCAAAATAACTCCACAGTTTCATAGTAATCTCCTTTCGTGCGAGTACGTCTTTCTACTCTTTCATTATACTACACGTTCAACACTTTGTCAAGCGTATCTGCAAAAATCATGTTATCTAATGTTCGCAGTAACTATAGAAATCGTGGTTGCAAAAAATCTGACCCCCTCACCCCCATGCACCGCAAGAAAACAAGTGACCCAAGTTCTTTGGTGACCCATATGGAACAGGTGACGCTAAGTACTATAGAAAATCAATAGGTAGATATGGAGAGAATAATATAGGAGACAGCGAAAAAAATCGGGGGTCGTTTGGACCCCCGCTGTGTTAGCACTTTTTACTTGAGTGCTTTTACAAGAATTGTTGTCATCAAGTCGCTATTGTCAACACTGATTTCAATTGTATGATGTAACTTTTTGTTTTTCTCATTCATATGATGAAAGTCTTTAACATCACTTGCGACTTTCTCATAGATTTCATCATTACAAATCAGTCTGACAAGCTGTGAACGTGTTACATATCCGAGCCCCATGACATTCTTGTTTGCTTTCTTGATTGTAGCATTATGCTTTTTCAAGTTCTGTACATTCACTGTGTACTGTGTGCGCTGTGTGAGTGCTTCAGCAAGTTCAACATATGCTTCAAACGTTGTATCAGTTGCTTTCTTGACAAGCACTTTCTGTGCTTCAGTATAGTTGCTATGTAATTCGTGCATCATCAGCTTCAGATAATCAGCAACTGTGTGCTTTGTTTCGTGTTCAGTAACAACAACTTTGCTCGGAGTGATGTTGTAAAGATTGACTTTGTACTTTTTGTTGATTTTTCTTGTTTTCATGATTCTCTCTCACTTTCTTTTGTGTGTGTATCTCTTTGTTTCTGACTATAGTATAAACGATGTAGTACATATTTACAATAGTAAAAAGTTACAAATCAGCCTAATCTTTTTAAGCATATTGCACAAAGTTGATTTTTGAATTAAGCATATTAAACAATATACTACATAATATATACTACAGTTTTGTATATGTTTTTGCGCTCTGTATACAATATTAATGTTTAGAATATATAGTAAATATCAGACAATTCATACTATTCATTCTTTTCAGATATTTCATGCTATCGTCACTCTGTTCTAACTAGTGTGAATTATCAGACAATTTATATAAGTGTGTGAATAGTTACACTTTTCAGACAATTCTTAATTGTCAGACAATACTGCGCTTCTGCATCACTTTACTACGGTAAAGTGCGTCTGCATCAGCAACACTTTCACACTGCATCACTTCAACGTGGTGAAGTGCATCTGCAAGCGTTACGCTTCACCGCTTTAACGTGCTAAAGCGAACTGCGTCTGACACACTTCACCGCTTCAACGTACTAAAGTGCTTCTGACAGCGCACTCTGCTACTTTAACGCGGTAAAGTATAACCACACCAACCCAAGCGGTCACTGCACCACTTTAAAGTGATAAAGCGACCAGCCTTCCTACCAACCAGCCTTCCTACCAGCCTGCCAGCCAACCTACCCACCAGCCTGCTTTGCCGCACTAAAGTGCTAAAGCGAGCAACCGATCCCAACCTGCTACGTTAACACGTTAATAGGGTAAAGTAACCGGGCGGCCAAGAGCCGACAGGCTGCTTCACCGCTTTAACGTATAACAGTGCGACGACCACTGCACCGTGATAAAGTCAGCCGCTTCACCCTAGCAGAGTACGCCGTACATTGTTTGCGATCCTGCTCGGTCACCACGCCTAAGGCCCGTTTTTCCGTAATTTTAAAAAACTGAGATTTTGGCTTGGGAAGTATTGTATTTACTGTATTTCC